GTCTCGTCAATGGTTGGCCTCAGGGACGCATCGACGAGCTCATGCCGTGGCGCTTGACGCCGGACGTACCCGCCTGACCTCGCCGAAATTCAAAGGGTGGCAAAACAGCGCTTACGCTGGGATGGTGCATCCCAGAGATCCATTGTCTGAGCGGCGATCGGCAGCTCGAGCCCGGCATAGACGACGCCGAGCCAGGCGACCCCGGCGCGCACCTCGCCCTCTGTTTCCGGGTCGATCGCGCAGAACCCGGTGAGCAGGTCCTGCGTGCCGCCGCACGCGAAGCCCGCCCCGCACCATCGTCTGAGCACCCCGGCCGCCTCGGCCCCGCGATCGCTCTCCGCATCCCCGGGCCGATAGCCGAACGCCTCGTACCCAGCGATCGCCTCCGCGTCGCTCATCGCGCGCATGCGGTTCGTCACGGCCGTCCAGAGCTGCACGGCGTGGCCCACCGCGGCGATCGTGCAATCGCCGATCGTGTCGTTGCCGAGCATCGGCCATTGCGCGACCGCATCGCTGCGATCGCACGAAGCCGGGATGGGAGGAACGGTGCCCGCGCGCGCCACGCCGAGATAGCGGCGGAGCGGCCGCAGCCCGGCTGGCGACCGCGCAGGCCGCTTGCCGAGCTTCATGCCCGAGTGATCGACCATCGCCTCACGCCCGCGGCGGCAGGATGCGCGGCGCCGGAATCGGCACTGGCGGCGCGGAATTTTCGGTTGCCGCCAGTGTCAGGGCCGAGGCCTGCGCCGGCGCGGTCGCGAGCCCCGCGACCAGCCCGTCGATCACCGCCAGGCCCGCATCGATCGCCGTCTTGCTGTTCGGGTCGATCGGCAGCACGGCAAGAACGGCGGTGATGTCCTGGCTCGCCGTTTCGGCGAGCGCTGCCGGCGCCTCGTCGGCCGTCGCGGCCTGGAATGCCGCCACCGCCGCCTTCGCCGGCGCGAGCACATTCTCGACCGCCTGCGCCTCGGCCGGCGTGGTGCTCGCGGCGCTCGTATAGACCGCCGCTCCGGCCTCGAGCGCGCCCAGGATCGCACCCGCCTCGGCCTGCGCGGCCGAGAGCGTGACCGCGGGTTGGCCGGCTTGCTGCGCGCAGCCGGCAACAAAAAGGCCGCCCGCGAGGGCGGCCACGGCCAGATTTTTCATGAGGAACGCTCCGCTGTTCAGGTCGATTTTGATGTCGCCGTGGGCGCCGCCTTCGCGGGCGTGGCCGAAAGCGCGGCCGCGGCCTTCACCGCGTCGGCCACCAGCTGCGCGACGTCTTCCTTCGCCACGCTGTTATCGGGAATGATGATCGCGACGACGGCGCCGGCGATGACCGGCAAGGCCGCCTGCCAGGTTATCTGCCCGCCCAGCACCGCGGCCGCGGTGCCGACCATCCCCGCAAGCGCCGCCTGGTTGAGCGGGGCTTTGAAAAACGCCAGGATTGTCTTCACGAATTGCCTCCTATGACATCGTCGCGGCCTGGAACGCGAGCGCGGCACAGCGCCGCGACCACCCCAGGCCGAACGTCGAGAAATCCGGATCGGTGCCGAGCGCGGCGATGCGTTGCGCGATCACCTCGGCGCAAAGATCACCCGTGGCGCTCGCAGTGGTGGGCGTGCCGCGCGCCGCGATCCACGATTTGACGGAAGCGAGCGTCTCGGGGCCGATCACGCCATCCGTTGCGACACCGATCACTGTCTGCAGCCACATCCCGGACTGCGAGACGCCTGAGTTCACCGCCGCATCGAGCATCACCATGGCGAGCGCGAGCGGAAGCTGATCGCCCTGGATCGGCGTCCAGAACAGCGATTGATAGATCGTCTGCGCCTGCGCGACCGTGAGGCTCGCGACCGTCGCCGGCATCGTCGCCGCGACGGAAGCCGGCAGGGCCGCGAGGAAGCTTTGATAATCGGCCGAAGCAATCCCGAAATTCGTGCCGAGGCATTCCCCGCCGCCGACGGAACCGCCCGTCCAATTGCCGGGATCGCCGGGATCCGTGCTGAGGCCGCCTTCTTCGGCCAGCACGAACGGAATGCAGCTCAGAAACGCGGCACTCATGGCTCTCCCTCGTTCCCCGGCAATTCGATCCGGCCGCCATGGATCGCGTGCATCAGCATCATCATGCCCGCCGCGGCCCCGGCGAGCGTGCCGAGAGCAACGAAAAGGCGCGCGGCGAGACACAGGATGCGACGCCCGGCGATGTAATCGTCGGCCATCGTGGTCAGCACGCGCAGGCGTTCCGGCGTCAGCTCCGGCACGCCGGGATCGTCCGGCTGCGGCATCGCGCTCTCCTCGGAAATGATGATGGGGGCGGGGCTTTTCTGCCCCGCGTGCCAGGGGTCCGCGTGTCAGGGAATGGTGACCGGCTGCGCGGGAAGCGCCGTCGCCTGGCCGATGACGGCCATCTGCAGCTCGGTCACGTAATCGCCCATCGCCGTCGCGAAGGCCTGAAACTCGGCAGTGGTGGTGAATGTGTGCACCGCGCCGGCCAGGTCAGCCCACGGCAGTGACGTCATTCCCGCCGGAAACCTGGCGTTGACGCTGATATAGAGGGAGGTTCCCTGCACCTTGGCCCAGGAGACCGGGTCGCAGGCATAAACGCCATTCAGCGCGGGCGTGCTCGTGCTGGCGATCTCGATTCCCGCGGCAAGCGCCGCCTGCGCCTGCTGCGCCAGCGTCGGCGTCGTCGCCGGCGGTGCCGGCGGCGCGGCGAAGCTCCAGGCATTGTTCGTTGCGGTCGCGTTCCAGCCCGGCTGCGGCTGGGGAGAGGCCGAGCTCACATCGATGAATTCCGCGGCGAGCGCTGCGGTGAAGCACTGGGCGAGCGTCGCATTTCCCGGCGGCACGAACATCTCCGCGACAACGCCGTTGCTGATCCTTGCATAGGTTGGCATTTCAAGAACTCACCACGAGATGATGACCAGGCCATTCGCCCCCGGCGCGCCCGCGCCCCCGTTGATGCCGCCCCCGCCGCCGACCCCCGGGTAAATCCCGATGGGGCCCGTCGCCGCGCCTGCGGCGATCCCCGGCGCGCCTGCGGGCCCCGCGAATGTGCCGCCGCCGACCGGGGTGATCATCAGGTTGCCGCTGATCACCACACCGATATTCCCGGATTGACCCTCGAGCTGGATCGAGCCACCCGTTGCCGTACCACCCGTCCCGAAGGTCCTCTGGATGGTGCCGTTCCCGGCGAGTCCGGGACCGCCTCCCGTGCAGGAGGCAAAGCTTGCAAACGATGACGACGTGCCGCCGGTTCCGTTGGTCGGCGAACCGCCGCCGTTCCCAAAAGCGCCGCCGATCCCCACCGTGACAGGATAGCTTTCACCCGGGGTCACATCGGCGATTCCGCGCGCATAAGCGCCACCCCCGCCGGCGGATCCGGCATCGTCGGCGGCCGACGAGCCCCCTCCGGCACCGCCCGCGCCCCACACCTCATACGCAACCTGTGTCACGCCGGCGGGTGCGACGAAGGTGCCGGACTCGGTGAAGACTTCAATGCCGTGGGTGCCCTGCTGTCCCACGATCTGCCAGGCCGCCGAACCATTGCCGTCCAGCTTGATGGTGCCGAGCGCCGGGATCGAAAGACTCGCTTGACCGGGGGAGATCGTATCGGTTCCGGCAGGAGCGAGCGTCACGGAATTCGCGCTGCTATCGGTCCTGACGAACTGAAACGTGAGCTTGATGCCCCCCGCGCTTGCCACCGCGGGCAGCGTCAAAGCCACGTTGCCGCCGGCCGCGTTCACCAGAACGAGACCGGCATTGTCGGGCGTGAGCGCGGTCGTTCCGGCTGTGGCGACCGTCGTCACGTTGCCGCCGCACATCCGGAGGATCGCCTGCAGCACCTGGTTGACGATGTTCTTCGTCGGCACAAGCGCGACCGCGACGACGATGTTGCGCAGCTCCTCCGTCATTTGATGGAACCACCAGGCGCCCGGGATCGTCGCCGGCACGCCGGTCGCCGCGTTGCCCGCGGTCGGGAAGCCTTCCGGGTTCGCGGTGCCCGGCGTCGGCGCCGTGCCCGAGCTGGTCGGGTCATCCATCCGGTACATGCGTCAGCTCCCGAACGCGAAGAGCACAATGGTCTGCGCCGGCGCGAGCCTGCCGATCACGCACGCGAGCTCTTCATTTCCCCAGCTCGCCAAAGGATCTTCCACGCCGTTCTGTCCCACCGCCCAATCGACCACCGTTTCCGCCTCCGCCACGTTCAATCGCCAGGTGAAGATCCAGGGCAGATCCATGATCGTCGTCTCGACGCTCGCCTGGCCCACGCGAAACGGCAGGAACTCGGTCACGCTCGCGGCGAAGCCGAGCGCTGCCGCCACACTCACGAAATAAGCGGGGCTCTGGCCGCCCTGCGCCGCGATCTTGGCGCAGAGGCTCGCCCTTCGTTGCTCGATCGTGGGCGCGGCCGGCGCGCAGCAATCCGGCAGCCCATACGCCTTTTCCCAATCGGGCAGCAGCTCGCTCGTCTGGCTCGGATCGGACTCCACCTCGGAGATCGCCGCCGCCGCCGCGTGCAACTGCGTCATGACGTCCGCCATGGCGCCGAAATATCCGGTCTCGACCGAGGTCGCGTCCTTCGGCCAGGCCGGCCCGCGCGGCAGCAGCTTCTGCACGGCGGAGATGAAATCCGCCGTGCCGAGAGAGGCGTAAGGATTGCTCACGCGAAGGAGATGGTGCCCAGCACCGTGATCGAGCCTTGCGGCACTGTCACGTCCGCGATCGGCGCCGTCAGGTCGAATGTCTGCACGCCGGCCGCACCGGCAATCGCACTCTCGATCTGCTCGAGGAAGAGAGTTCCGCCCGGCGCGCTCGCCGAAACGCCGGGCCCGATCGTTGCCGCACCGGGTGTGGCGAATGTGCCGACCAGGTCGGCAAGCGCGGCCTCGATTGCTGCCTGAACGCTCGCCGTGTTCGGCATCAGGTTCGCGATCGCCAGGTTCATCGGCACGCCGGTCAGCGCAAACACTTCAGAGTCGGCGGTCACCGGCCGGTTCGCATTGATCGCCGCCTGCACGTTCGCGATATCGGCCGGCAGAGGCAGGATGTTCGCCCGCCCGTCCATGACGAACGTCACATCCACCGTGCCCGGTCCGCGATTCCTCGGAAACACCCAGGTGCGTGTCACGCCGTTCACCAGCGCCGCCCAGGCCTGATAGTCCGTCGCATCCCCACCCTGCGGCGGCTTCCGGATCCGGAGCAGCACGCGCGCGCGCAGGCTCGCGTCGCTCTCCTCATCGGCGCCGCCCGAGAATCCGTTCCCGTCCACCGCGGCGTTCGGCTGCACATTGGCAACCGCCACCACCAGCGTCAGCGCTGCATTCGCGGCGAGGTTCGCGGCCGCGCCCGTGCTTGTCGCCACCGCCGGCACGCTCGTGGCGCCGTTCCCCAGCGTCGCGGCCGCGATCGTCTCGACCTGCACGCTGCCGTCGGTCGTTTGCAGGAGCGTATTGAGCGGCAGGGGCGTTCCTGCAGTTCCCTGGATCAGGACATTGCCGCTCGCGGCGGTCGGCGCCTCGCGCGTCAGGCCGAAGATCCGCGCCCAGCGATCAAGGTAGTCGCTCTCCGCCGTGTCCGGAAAGAGCTGCTGGGACATCCAGTCGAGATAGCCGTATTCGCCATTCACGAGGCCGGCCATCGTGTCGGCGCTGACCGTGATCGCGGACCGCCGCAGCGTCGCGTCCGCGCCCTGCAGCCTTCCGGCAAAGCTCGCCCGTGCCTGAGTCCGAAGGTCGCTCAGGCTCGGGCGGTTGAACGGCATCTCAGCCTTGCATCCCCAATGTCATCGACCAGGCGAGGTTGAAGCTCTGATTGACGGGCGCTCCGCCCGGCACCTGGCGCGCGATGGTGATCGCGATGCCCATCTGCCCGGTCGCGATCCAGCTCGTCTCGACATCCACCTCGGCCGCGACACCGTCATCGACCAGCCATTGCAACGCTTCCTGGCAATATTGCTGCGCCAGCGTCAGCGTCTGCGGCGTCATCTTCGCCCGGCTCAGCAGCCAAAGCCGCGAGCCGATCAGATCATCCGGCTGCGGCACCGTCCCGCCTGCGCCGCCAGAGGCCAGCGGCAGGTCGCCCCACCATCCGCGCCGGTCCGTCGTCCCGTCCGGAATCACATCGTCCGCGTTCGCAAGCCGGTCGGTCATCAGACTGATAATCACAGCGATCTCGAGACCCTGGTCCTGCCGCAGGTCGGACCCCGCCATCACGAAGTCACCCTCGAGGAGCGCCTCGTCCCACACGATCGCGATGTCGGTCATTGTTGGGTGCTATGAACCGATGGAAGGTTGCATGGGTGAGCGGGCCTGACAGCCGACCGGCGTGGACAAATCCCGTGGCCGCGGTTGATATGATCCCGGGGATATGCCAGACTATCCCACGAAGGACAGCGGGCCATGTCGCATTCGGTCGTCGGGAAATGGGGCAAGAACCTCGCGATCCGCGTCCCTATGGAGGTCGCACGCGCGGCCGGCCTGACGGACGGCGAGAAGGTCGAGGTTGAAACGCAGGACGGCGATATCGTCGTTCGCCGACGAGAGGCGCGTGTCCGAGCGCGCCAGGATGCCGAGGCCGCCGCCGAGGAAATTATTAAAGAGAGCCGGCGCCATTCCCTTGGCGGCATTTCGATTCGGGAGCTTCTGGAAGACGGGCGCCGCGGGTGACGCTCGTCCTCGACGCGTCGATGACCGTCGCGTGGCTGTTCGACGACGAGCGAACCGAGGCCGCGCACGCCGTGATGCGCCGCGTTGTTGCCGAAGGGGCGATCGTCCCCTCCCTCTGGCGGCTGGAGGTTGCCAATGTGCTGCGCAACGCAGTGCGCCGAGAGCGATGCAACGAGGCCTATGTCGATCGATCCCTAACAAGGCTCGCGCGCCTCGCGATCAAGCGCGACGAGGAAACCGACGATCACGCCTGGAGTTCCACCCGGATCCTGGCTCGGAAGGAGGACCTGAGCGTCTATGACGCGGCTTACCTCGAGCTCGCTATTCGCAGGCGCATGCCGTTGGCATCCTGCGACAAGGCGTTGCTTGCTGCCGCCACCCGAAGGAAGGTTGCGGTCTTCGCAGCCTGACAGTGGCGACCGGAGACCGGGCAGGATCGAGACAGGGCCTCGACGCACACACGAACCGAGCCACGGGCCGGGCTCATAGGGGCTTTCACGCGCCGAGCAGGGTGATGGTCTTGAACGAGGCGCCCGGCGGGTTGTTCGGTGTTCCGCTATTGCCGTTGCCGCCGCTGTTCATGTGCGTATGAGTCGCGCACCAATCGACGAGGCTGCCAAGCGAAATTGGCGCCGCCGTCTGATCTGCCGCCGCGATCATCACTTGCGGCGCCGTCACCACCACCTTCAGCGGGCTCGTGATCTCGATCCGATCGACCCGCAGCACGATCTGCTGCCCGCGCGCATCGCGATGCCCGAGCTCCGTTGGCTGCGCATCCGCGATGCGCAGCGCGGTGTTGTCCGCGCCCAGCGCCACCTGGTGGTCTCGCACGCCCCCGACCGCGACGAGCAAGATATCTCCCGCGTCCGGCACGGCGGTGAAGCCGTAGGGCATGAGCAGCTCGACATTGTTCTTCACCTCGGCATCGAGCGCGGTTGCCTGCACCATCGTCCGCGGCCCAAGGCTCGCGCCCGTGATCTTTCCCCGCGCCACCATGTTCCGCACCGCGCGTCCGACCGTGCGCAGCGCAGCGATCATGGGATTCCTCCGGCGCCGGACCAGTTCCAGGCCGCCCCGCGACCGCTGCCGGAACGCCCGGTCTTGCGCGGCGGCAGCGATGTCGGATCGGACGTGTATCCTTCCGGTGGCGCCACGGTGAGATCGGTGCGATGCCCTTCCTCATCGATGCGGAAGCGCACCTCCGCCACCAGCAAATCCTGATCCACCCCGAGATAAGAAGAAGTCACCGGCACGATCTGGTTGATCTGCCAGAGGCTGCCGTCCGCCTGCCGCCAGCCCCGCACCGAGATCGTCGCCTTCGTCGCCTGGCCGGCGGCATAGATCGCCATCCAGCTCGCGCGCTGCTGCATTCCGCCGGCATCGAGCTGGCTTTCGGCGATGCTCACGCGCGGGCGGAACCGCGTCACCGCCGGATCGGCCGCGCTGGCCACCAGCCCAGTCTGCACCTCGGCCGGATTGAAGCTGTCGATCGCGTGCTGGCCCTTCACCACATAGATCGAGAATCGCCGCGCCCAGGAAAGGCTCGCCCGCGCCGCATAGATGTTCTGGTCCTGCACCAATCTGCCGGCCGCGCGCGTGGTGCCCGTGTTCGTCAGCACGAGCCTTCCTTGCGCATCGTCCGTCATCAGCACCCCGCGCAGCCGGCAGAGCCGCTCGAGGAACTCATAGGCCGTCTCGTCCCGCTCGATCGTCGCGTCCGCGAGCGGCCCGCCCACATCCGTCTCGATCGCCACCGGAACGCCGAAAGGCTGCGCCACGGCCCGCGCAATCGCATCGAGCGCATAGCCGGAATATTGCCCGCCCTCGAGCTCCGGCGAGCAATCGACGAGATCGCAGGTCCGGCTGCGCCCGGCGATGGTGACCTCATGCCGCGCCGGATCGAACGCGGGCGCGTATTCGTCCACGAAGCCGGTCAGCACCAGGTCGCCGCCGATCGAGACCGTGCACTGGCTGCCCGGCAGGATCACCCACGGCAAATTCTGCCCGGCCCAGCGCTCGCTCACCGCAATCCGGAAGCTCGCGCTCATCCGCGCGATGCCACGCGTCACTTCGATCGCGCTCCAGCCCTGATAGAGCTGGCCGTTGACGCTCAGCGTCAGCGCATCCTGCGTCCCGCTCATGCCGCGAGCGCCATCCCCGCGAGCGGCATGAAGAGCGGATGCGGGGCCGCGTTCAGCGCCACCAGCCCGTCCGCCTGGCTCGCATCCGCGTAAATTCGCTGCGCCAACGCGAGCGCCGGCAGGCTCGATTGCGTCGCATAAGGCCCGAGATCGGGCAGCGCCTGAGCGCGCTGGATGAAGTCCTGCATCATCAGCGCCGAGACGCCCTGCCAGGCGGCATAGAGCGCATCCTGCCCGGCATCGGCCGCCGCGACCGCCTGCGTATCGATCAAGTCGAAAAGCTGGCTTCGCGCGGCCGAGGCGGCGCTCGCATTGCTCCAATCCGTCTCTGCGTAAACCTGTGCCGTCGCCAGCACGGCGGCACCCTGCACCAGGCTCACGATCGCCGCCTGGTTGGCCGCCTGCTGCACCCGCAGCGGTGTCGCCGGATTGACTGGCGTCAGCGTCGTGCCCCAGCTCGCGCTCGTCGCCAATCCGTAGCTCGGATCCGCCCGCAGCGCCGGCACGGGCAATGTCCCCGCCACCGGATCATCCGCCGGCGGCGCGCTCGGAAAGGTCGCAACGATCGCCACCGCCGCGTCCTGGAATCCGCCCAGCACCGTCTCGGCGATCATCGTCGCGTCCGCCGTCTCCGCCGGGAAAGACGTGAAGCCCGGCTGCACGTCGTCGAGCACGCTTCCCGCGAGCCCCGCCAGCGCGGTGAAGGCGGACGTTCCCGCGGCACCGAGCAGAATCGCAGCCTGGCCCTGCAGAAACGCCGCGTTCGGCGTGATCGCATAGCTCGCCGTGAATGCATCGGTGATGATCGAAGCAAGCGAGGCAATGCCCTCAAGCAGCGCCGAGGCGGTATCGGTGAGCGAGGTCGGGCTCGGTTGCGTGCCCGCCTCGACGAAGCTCATCTCGAAACTGGCGATCCGCCCGCGTTCCTGCGTCTCGGAAAGCCGCACATCCGTGCAGCACACCGTCTGCAGGCCGAGATAGGGATGGATCAGCGTGCCCGGCGTGTTGAAATCCTCGCAGGCCGAGAGCAGCGCGTCGCGATCGGCAAAGTAGCTATCGCCGATCACATAGCCGGTGATCCGAAAACCTTTCGCCTTGCGGCCGAGATCCTCCGTCCAGGGCGTGTCGCGCAGCGGGAATTCCTGCACGGAAGTTCGCCGCCCGCCCGAACGCGTGTGTTCGCTCACGAAGAAGGAAGCGCCGCGGAAGCTCGCCGGCAGCAGGCTTTCCAGCCAGCTCAGGACGTCGCTCATGTCGGGCCCATCGGATAGGAATAGCCGACATTCGTCTCCCCCGGCGCGGCGATCCCGCTGGCTTCGGTGCGCACCCGCGTTCCGGGTGGCGCGCCCGTGAAATGAACGTGCACATCGACGCGACCCGTCTGCGGCTGACCGCCGTCAACGTTCGCCGCTCGGCCGGGAACGGCAGGGGCGGCCGGCGCCGCATCGCCGGCAACCGGCGCCCCCGGAAACGGCGGAAACCGCGGCGACGGCGCTCCGACCGCCGGCACGGGCGCCGGCGTACCGGCACCACCCTCGAACCCGAGAAACCGCCCAACCGCGCCAACCGCCCGCGTCACGGTGCCGACCGCGCCGCCCACGAGCGCGATCACCGGCCGGATCCGCTCCCACGCGGCTTCAAACACCTCGGCGATCCCGTCCCAGAGCGTGCGAAAGAAATCGCCGGCGGGCTGCCATTCCTGCATGAGCGCCTGCGCGATCGCGCCGATCCGGGCGAGCACCGGCCGCACCACCGCCCACGCCGTGGCGATCGCCTCGGACACTTCGTTCCAGACCGCCGCAAGCACGGGCTCGACCCGTTGCCAGCCGGCCGCCACCACCTGGGTTGCCTCGCCGATCGCACGCCACACCGGCGCAAGCCGCGCCTCGAGCTGCTCCGCCGCGGCCGCGATCGCCGCCCAGGCCGGCCCAAGCCGCGCGCGGATCCAGTCCCAGTGCTCATAAATCTCGAAGGCGGCGACACCGATCGCCGCCGCCAGCATCAGGATCGGGTTGCCAACAACAACGGCCCGCATCGCCTCCCCGAATTCCTGCACCGCGATCGCGGTCTCGCGGATCTTGCCCGCGACGAACAGAACGCCGAGCGCGCCCCCGAAGGCGATCAGCGGCGGCACCAGGGCGTTCAGCACCGGTGCCAAGGGCCGGGCCCATTCCACCAGGCCGCCGATCGCCGCGATCACCGGATCGATCGCATCCAGCGCCACCTGAAACGCAGCCGCGGCCGCGCGCACCGCGCCGGTGATATCCTGCGTCAGCCATTCGCGATTCCTCGCGATCCAGTCGGCCATCTTCTCGATCACCGGCTGCAGCACCGCGAGCAATCTGGCGCCGACCTCGGTCGTGAAGCCGCTCACGGCCGCAGTCATATCGTGCCAGCTATCCATGAACTTCGTGGATGTCGCGACCTGCGCATCGCTGAGCGTGTAGCCGAACCGGTTCCACCGCTTCTGCAGCTCGTCGAGCCCGGCGCTGCCCTCGGCGAACAAGGGCAGCAGCCTCGCGCCCGAACGGCCCATCAGCGTCTGCGCCATGTCGCTCCGCATCGCGGCGCTTGCGGTCTTCTGGATCGCATCCGCGAGCTGCGGCAGGATCTCCGTCACGCTCCGGATATGCCCCCGCGCGTCGCGCAGGCTGATGCCGAGATGAGCGAAGAGGGAGGCCGCCTGCTTGTTCCGCCCGCTCGCGGAATCGGCGATGGTCCGGTTGAGCCGATCGAGCCCCATCTGCATATCGGTCCCCGAAAGCCCGGCCTGCTGCGCACCGAATTGCAGCGCCTGCAGCGCCTGCGTCGTGACGCCGGTCTCGAGCGAAAGATTGTGCAGATGCTCGCCGAGCTCGGCCGTCTGCCGCGCCATCTCGGCAAGCCCGCCGATCGAGCCCACACCGCCCAGCCCCGCCAGCATCGGCAAAAGATCGACGATCTTCTCCCCGACGCCCGCAATGTTCGGTGACACGTTCGGTGCCCGCGGCACCGCGCGGCGTCGTCTGGATCAGCGTGAGGATTCCCGCGCGCTCCTCGATCATCGTCGCCTTGGTGCGGATCGGAAACGGCTCGAAGATATTGAGTTCCCCGATCCCCGTCGGATTGAAGGGGTTCCGCTCCACCGCCTCGGTCATCGAGATCATCGTGAACGGATCCTGGCGGAACACATTCAGCGTCGCCATGTGCCTGCTCCTCGCTTTCTTTCTAGAGGGCGTTGGGAATTCTACTGAGGGCTGTGTTTACGGATGGGCCGGATTGCCGACGTGGGTTGGAAGCGGACTGTCTGCTGTCCGCCCGGCGGGCTAAAAGCGGCCGGAGCTAAGACGGCCGCTTCCAGGCCGGGATGCGCCGAAATCGGATAATCAATTCCAATGCGAAATAGGCTTGGTTGCTTCGGGAAGCCGCGCGACAAAGTCTCTGTTCAGGCGTCCGCCAAAGCCCCCGGCTCAGGAAAACGCCCGGGTCACAGCCTCGAGCGCTGCGCCGCCGGGCAACGCCATCGTGTCCAATATCGTAAAATGGTTGCAGCCGGGTGACGAAATCTCCTCGACCTGCTCGTGGCGTGCCCGAAGGCTAGAGGCGTAATCAGCAGTCTGCCGCATCAACTCGGGCAGCTCTGCGCCCCCCACCGTCAGCAGGGTTCGCGCGCCGGGGCCGATATGTGCTTCCGGGCTGTAGGCCGCGACCTCGGCCGGCGTCAGATGGAGCTTGTCATTCAGATAGCTGAGCCGCATCGGCGTGAGATCGTAGAGGCCGCTGATCCCGAGCACGAGCGACACCGCCGGATGCGCGCGATGCCAGGCCGCCAGATGGCCGCCGGCGGAATGGCCCACAAGGCCGAGGCGTGCAGGGTCGGCTCCCCATTCTCCGATGCGGGCGGCCAGGAAATCGATCGCCCGGCCGATTTCGTCGACGATGGCACCCAAGCGTGCCTCGGGCGCGAGCGTATATTCGATAAGCGCGACGTTGTAGCCGTGCGCGAGCGGGCCGGCGGCGATACAGGCGAACTGTTCCTTGGAAAGGCTCTGCCAATAGCCCCCGTGGATGAAAACCAGGGTCGGCGCCCCGGCGCGAGGGCTCGGGATCCAATCGATCCGCTGCCTGGCGCCCTCGCCGTAGGGCAGGTCTTTCTTGACACTGACACTTTCGTAGATCGCAGCGCTGCGACGGGCGAAATCGGCCATCTTGTCCCGCACGTCCGGCACTGCGGCGACATTGTTGTAGGCGCGGTCGAGCGCCTCGCGATCCATGCCCCGATAGGTCTCCATGTCGTCTCCTGCCTTGCCAGCGGCTGGGGACCTCGGCCATATCGGCCTCGATTGAACCGGTCGGTGTTTCGACCTCCGCCCCGATCGTGCCATACGCCAAGTCAGCGGCTTGCTGCCCTGACCTCTCCCCAAAATCAGAACGTCAAAATCCCGTGGTGCCGAGCCGTAAGCTCCCTTCCACGAGATGGGCGGGAGCGTGCTCTCCGCGAGCCAGGCTCACAATCTGTCGAAGGTGGTGGTTATCCCCACACCTTCGTGTGGGATTCAGCGTTTGATTCTGCGCCCTCAGTCGCGCCGAGGTCCTCGACGATCGGGCCTTTGAGGCGGTGAGCCGCATGTGACGGAGTGCAAGGCTGCTGCACGTGGCGCCCTCTGCCAAGGCGGGATCAACTCCGGATCCGACATGAGCGCGCTCATGACTGCTCGCAGAAGCGCTCGTTGTCGTTGCACCTGTGGTGTCCGTGTCCCTCAGCCAAACACAGCAGACTTGCGGCCGCCATCGCCCGGCGACCGCGGCGGAGCGGAAGGATCGATCTTGCTGGCACGGCACCGATCGCACCCAACCAGCAAGGAATCGATCGATGTCCCTTCAGGAAACCCACGCCTCCATCGCCAACGCCCCCGGCGTCACCGCACGATGATGCCGAGGGCGGCGAGCTGCTGCTCGGCGGCCGCGATCATCGGCGGGCTCATCGAGCTGTCCCATTTGAGCTCGCCGCCATTCACCTCCGCCTCGCGCACGATCACCGTCACGGTGCTCTGCCCTTGCGCCGGCACCCATTGCGTATCGAACAGCACCCCCGCGGCCGGCCCGGGGCTCGCGGCCGTCAACGCCGAATAGATCGGCAGGCCGGAGGGCACGCTGATGGTGAAGCTGTCGCCGGCGACAAAGGGCATCTCGCCGGCGCTGATGAGGAAATCGACGTGGCCCGCATAGGGCGTGCCCACGGTCGCCGCCGGCAGCGCATTGCCGTGCGGATCCTTGACCGAGAAATTGGTCGCACTCGTCGCCATCAGCACATAATTGCCGAACTGCTCGCTGGTGCCCGGGCCGATCTGCAGCACCTCGCCGGTGCCCGTGTTCGCCCCCGGCGTCACCTGCGGCTGGCCGAAGCTCGGCGCCGGCGGCGGCACGGTGATGGTGAAGCTGTCGCCGGCCTGGAAAGCCGTCGCGCCGGCGGTAATCAGGAACCCAAGTCCGCCTTCCGCATAGTCGGTCCCGACCGTCGCCGGTGCGAGCTCGGTTCCGTTCGGCGCCTGCACGGAAAAATTCGTGGCACTCGTCGCCGTCAGCATATAAGCCCCGATCTCCGCGGCGCTCGAGGCCGAGAGCGCGCCGATCGTTCCGTTGCCATGGTTCGCCGCTCCGGCCGCGGCGCTCGGCGTTCCTTCCACCGCCGTCGTCAGCACCAGGCCGGCATTCATCAGCACATCGATGCTGCCGGGATTCTGCACGATACCGGTCATGCGCGAGCGATGGCCGTTCGCCTCGCTCACCATGAACTCCGCCGTGTATTGCGTCTCGAAAAGCGTGACCATCGCCATCCCCTCCGATTTCTTGCGTCAGCCGCGCGCGGCTTTGAAGGCGGCGTCCCAGCTCTTTGCGATCTGCATCTTGCCGTCGCCCTGCAGCGTCCCGCCCGGGCCGAGCCGCGGCGCATAGCCCTCCATCCGCGCCGCGAGACCCGACACACCAGGCGCCGCTTTCCCAAGCGCGGAGATCGCCTCGTTGCGGGTCAGCCGCGTGTTGAAGGCGAGATGCGCCGCGAGCGCGACATTCCTTGCCGCCGCCGGACTTGCGAAGATCGCGGCACAGCGCGCCCGCTCTCTCCGTCGCGCCCGCGCAACGACCGAACGGCCCCGCATCTCCGCCGCGTCCCCGTCATCGTCGCCTTCGTCATCAGCCTCGGGGTCGTCGTCATCGTCATCGTCTTCCTCGTCCGGGTCGGGCGCGTCCGGATCGTCCTGCTGGTCGTCCGGCGCATCGCCGGTATCCTCGGCCCGCCGCTTCGCGCGCTTTTTCTTCGCCTTCTTCGCGCGCCGGGCG